TTCATAAAGAATCTTGAAGCTGAAAAAGCCGCCGTTAAAGCTGAAAAAGATGCGTTCACAAAACGCGAAAAATCAATTGATAGAAAAATCGAAGGGCTGAAGGGTTGGTTAAAATATGCACTTGGTGCAGATGATCAAACGGAAAAGCCGCCGAAATTCACAACAGCAAAAGTTGTTATTAGCTTCAGAAAATCAGAATCCGTTGAAGTTGATGATTCAATTCTTCCAAAGAAATGGTTCAGAAGAAAAGTTGAATATACACCGGATAAAACAATGATCAAAGAAGCATTGAACAATGGTAAAAAAATCAAAGGTGCGTTTATAAAGAAGAATTTAAACGTAAATATAAAATAGGGGGTTCAACATGGAACAAATAACAATGATTGACAGAACACAATACAGAAAATGTTGTGAAATCATTCTTGATAAGATGGATGAACTTCTTGAAGATGAAACAGTTAAAGAAATGTTCAACGCAAGTGTGAATATTTTTGTAAATGAATTGGAAATCGCGTTATGCGGAAAAGAAAGTGAGGTTTAAAAAATGGGAATTCCAATCTTAATTCTTGGGGAAAGTGGAACAGGAAAATCCGCTTCAATGCGAAACTTCAAAGAAGATGAAGTTGCGCTTGTAAATGTTGCCGGAAAGCCGCTTCCATTCCGCGGATCATTCGATGAAACAATCGATTCTGATAATTACAGAAAGATCAAACAGTTTATCAAAGATTGTTTTGCGGATGTAATCGTTATTGATGATTGTCAATATCTTATGGCTAACGAATTTATGCGTAGGGCTTCAGAACGTGGATATGATAAATTCACGGAAATCGGCGTGAACTTTTGGGATTTGGTAAATTCAATCAAGGAACTTCCACCGGAAAAAGTTGTTGTTTTTCTTTCACACATTGATCGTGATGATTCCGGCAATGAGAAAATGAAAACAATCGGAAAGCTTCTTGATGAAAAAATCAATATTCCGGGGATGTTTACGATTGTTCTGAAAACATCCGTGAAAGATGGAAAATATTCTTTCATCACGCAGAATTCCGGACATGATCCGGTGAAAGCACCAATGGGAATGTTCCCGGCTGAAATCGATAATGATCTTAAAGCCGCCATTGATGCCGTAAAGAATTATTATTTCGGAAGTGGTGAACCAATTCCAACGCCTGTTGAACCAAGTGAACCAAAGGTTGAACCAATTGAACCGGAAGAAGAACCAAGTGAGCCGCCAAAGCGCAGAAGAAGAACAAGAAAGGAAAGATAATCATGGAAAAGATTGTAACAGCTATTCACAGCGAAAAGATTGATGAAAACTTCAATAAGGTTGCAAGATATCTTGTTGATGATATGGATGTAAAATCCATGCTTGCAAGAACATTCAAGGTTGTTCCGTGTCCGGAAACTGATCCGGAAAAGAAAGCGGAAATGGAAAGGGATGCAATTGTTTCATGTATGCTTGATACGATTCAGCGCAACGATGAAATTCATGATGCGTTCGCGGCGTTTGCTTCTGAAGTGGCAATTGAAGCATTTCTTCCGCTTGTTACACCAACGAAGGAAGATATTGAAAACACGGATGTTGATGCTGATGAAGTAAAGGGAAAAATCAGAAAAGCCGCCGCAAATCTTGTTGCAGATTTTCTTGAATATCTGTTTTCAGATGATGAAGATGATAAAGATGAAGAATAGAAGAAAGGAAAAGAAAGATGGATTTTTCAAAGTTTAACAAGAAGATTGATAAAAAGAAGTTTGCTGAAGAACTTGAAGATATCAAGAAGAATGGTGGAACATATGATGAAGTTCCACACGGCAATTACAACGTGAAGATTGATAAGATGGAAATGAGAGAATCAAGTAAGGGTGATCCGATGTTTTCCGTTCAGTTCAGAATCCTTGATGGTGAATTCAAGAATTCTTGCATATTCATGAATCAAGTAATCAATGAACCATTTCAGATTCACATTGTAAATCAGTTCATGGAATCACTTGATACAGATGTTGCAGATATCGGATTTGATGGTGATTATGAACACTATAATGATTTGATCATGGATGTTTTCGAAAATTGCGATAATCTTGAATTTGATCTGAATTATGGTGAAAACCGCAAGGGATATAACACATTCAAGATTGATGATGTGTTCGATGCCACATTCAAATAAAACTTCATTTTTTCTTCTCCAAAACGCCATTTTAAATGGTGTGTCCGGGCGTAATTTCCATTTTACGCCCGGAAAATTTTGAGAAAGGGGGAATTACATGGATTTCGAACAATCGGAAAAAATAGCGGAAATTTTGAAGCATTACGGAAGCAAGCACCAAATGCAGAAATGTTGTGAAGAACTTGCAGAACTTCAATGTGAACTTCTGAAATATCTGAATAAGAAAGGAAGCTTGAACAACATTTTCGATGAAATGATTGATGTAATCATCATGGTTGAACAACTTAAATTAATACTTCCTGTTTCAACAAAACAGATTGATAAACACATAAATTTCAAGCTTGATAGAACAATGGAAAGGATGAAGAAAGAATGAACACAATGGATATAGTTATTTTTTCAATGTGTGTTGCTTCAATGATCATTTCAATTTTCAACATTGGAAAAGCAAGAACAATGAAACGCATTTTGAACATTCTTGATCCGGTTAATCTTCTTCCAATAATTGATGGATTAGCTGAAAACGAATGTGAAAAAAGAAAAATGATGATGTTGGTTTGCAGAATACTTGATGAAATGGGTGGAAAATGACTTTTTACGATTTCGAAGTTACCAAATACGATTGGTTGGTTGTGCTTATTGATACGGAAGCAGAACTTGAAACAGTTGTGGTTAATAGTGAAGCAGAACTTGAATATTACTATTCAAAACATAAAGAAGATATTTGGGTTGGGTTCAATTCACGCCATTATGATCAATGGATTTTAAAAGCGATTTTAGCGGGTTTTGATGCTTATGAAATGAATGAATGGATAATCGTAAAAGATAAGCCCGGATGGGCGTTTTCGCACGTTTTAAGGGCGTTTCCGTTGAACAATTATGATGTGATGGGGAACATTGACCGCGGATTGAAAGTGTTTGAAGGATTTATGGGAAATTCAATCCGTGAAACTTCCGTTCCATTCGATATTGACCGCAAATTAACCGATTCTGAAATTGAAGATATGGTTTATTATTGCCGCCATGATGTTGAACAAACGATGGAAGTTTTTCTTGAAAGGATTTCGGATTTTGAAGCACAAATGGGTTTGATCAAAATGTTTGATCTTCCGATTTCAGCAATCAACAAAACCAAAGTTCAGTTATCCGCGGAAATCTTGGAAGCTTCAAAACACAAATATCATGATGAATTCGATATTTCGTTTCCAAGTTCGTTAAGAATCAAGAAGTATAAACATATCGTTGATTGGTATAAATCCCCGGAAAACCGAAATTATGAGCATTGGGAACAGGGTAAAAGCGGGAAGAAGGTTTTACGAAAGACACAATTAAAAACGATTGTTGCAGATGTTCCACACGTTTTCGGATGGGGTGGTGTACATGGTGCAAGGGAAAAATATTTTGCTGAAGGATATTTTATCAACATGGATGTTGCTTCACTTTATCCGAATTTGATGATCAATTACAATCTTCATTCACGTTCATGTAATCCGGAAAAGTTCAATGAAATTGTTGCAACACGCTTGAAATACAAAGCGGAAAAGAATCCATTACAAGCACCGTTGAAAATCGTAATTAACGGAACATATGGTGCGATGAAAGATAAAAATAATCCGCTTTATGATCCGCGACAGGCAAACAATGTTTGTGTTTATGGTCAATTGTTGCTGTTGGATTTGATCGAACATCTTGAACCATATTGTGAAATCATTCAATCCAATACAGATGGTGTTCTTGTAAAAATGCCGGATGGAAACGATGAAGATGAATTTTATTCACTTGTGGATGATATCGCGCATGAATGGGAACAGCGCACCGGATTGAAGCTTGAATTCGATGAATATGTGAAGGTGTTCCAAAAGGATGTGAACAATTATGTGATTGTTGATCCGGATGGAAAATACAAATCCAAAGGTGCTTATGTGAAAAAGCTTTCCGCGCTTGATTATGATTTGGCAATCGTGAACAAAGCCGTTGTTGATTTCATGGTGAAGGGTGTTCCGGTTGAAAAGACAATTTCAAGTTGTGATGATCTGAAAGAATTTCAGATGGTGAAAAAGATATCCAACAAATATGAATACATTGAACACGGAAACAAGAAACTTAATGAAAAAACCGTTCGGTGTTTCGCAAGCTTGGATAAATCGGATGGTGGTTTGCGAAAGCTTCACGCCGAAACCGGAAGATTTGCAAAGATGGAAGGAACACCGGAATCGTGTTTTCTAATCAATGATGATGTGAACACG